ATGCTGGAACAAATGGGCATTGCCGCGAAGCAAGCCTCGTATAAATTAGCGCAACTCTCCAGCCGCGAAAAAAATCGCGTGCTGGAAAAAATCGCCGATGAACTGGAAGCACAAAGCGAAATCATCCTCAACGCTAACGCCCAGGATGTTGCTGACGCGCGTGCCAATGGCCTTGGCGAAGCGATGCTTGACCGTCTGGCACTGACGCCCGCACGGCTGAAAGGCATTGCCGATGATGTGCGCCAGGTGTGTAACCTCGCCGATCCGGTGGGGCAGGTAATCGATGGCAGCGTACTGGACAGCGGCCTGCGTCTTGAGCGTCGTCGCGTGCCGCTGGGGGTGATTGGCGTGATTTATGAAGCGCGCCCGAACGTGACGGTTGATGTCGCTTCGCTGTGCCTGAAAACCGGTAATGCGGTGATCCTGCGTGGTGGCAAAGAAACCTGTCGCACTAACGCGGCAACGGTGGCGGTGATTCAGGACGCCCTGAAATCCTGTGGCTTACCGGCGGGTGCCGTGCAGGCGATTGATAATCCTGACCGTGCGCTGGTCAGTGAAATGCTGCGTATGGATAAATACATCGACATGCTGATCCCGCGCGGCGGGGCTGGTTTGCATAAACTGTGCCGCGAACAGTCGACAATCCCGGTGATCACAGGTGGTATAGGCGTATGCCATATTTACGTTGATGAAAGCGCAGAGATCGCTGAAGCATTAAAAGTGATCGTCAACGCGAAAACTCAGCGACCGAGCACATGTAATACGGTAGAAACGTTGCTGGTGAATAAAAACATCGCCGATAGCTTCCTGCCCGCATTAAGCAAACAAATGGCGGAAAGCGGCGTGACATTACACGCAGATGCAGCTGCGCTGGCGCAGTTGCAGACAGGCCCTGCGAAGGTGGTGGCGGTTAAAGCCGAAGAGTATGACGATGAATTTCTGTCATTAGATTTGAACGTTAAAATCGTCAGCGATCTTGACGATGCCATCGCCCATATTCGTGAACACGGCACACAACACTCCGATGCGATCCTGACCCGCGATATGCGCAACGCCCAGCGTTTTGTTAACGAAGTGGATTCGTCCGCTGTTTACGTTAACGCCTCTACGCGTTTTACCGACGGCGGCCAGTTTGGTCTGGGTGCGGAAGTGGCGGTAAGCACACAAAAACTCCACGCGCGTGGCCCAATGGGGCTGGAAGCACTGACCACTTACAAGTGGATCGGCATTGGTGATTACACCATTCGTGCGTAAATAAAACCGGGTGATGCAAAAGTAGCCATTTGATTCACAAGGCCATTGACGCATCGCCCGGTTAGTTTTAACCTTGTCCACCGTGATTCACGTTCGTGAACATGTCCTTTCAGGGCCGATATAGCTCAGTTGGTAGAGCAGCGCATTCGTAATGCGAAGGTCGTAGGTTCGACTCCTATTATCGGCACCATTTAAATCAATAAGTTACACATCATTAGTACCTTTCTTATTTTTTGACTGGGACAAATTTGGGACCGATGGGTTCAGGATCGAGTCTATTTGCCGTGCGTGTTCGGTAAGGTGATTAGGTGCAAGGTGAGCATATCGACGAACCATTTCGATAGACTCCCAACCTCCCATTTCCTGTAACACTGACAACGGGACTCCGGCTTGAACCAGCCAACTTGCCCAGGTGTGTCTCAAGTCGTGAAATCTGAAATCATCAATACCAGCCCGTCTCAGCGCCGCTTTCCAGGCTGTGTTTGCGTCATACCGCATCTTCCTTACTGTTGGCGCTTTCGTTCCGTCTGGTTTGGTACAGCTTTCCTTGTACACAAATACCCAACGGTGATGATTCCCGATTTGTTTTTTCAATACGCGACATGCAGTATCATTCAGCGCAACGCCAATTGCGCGGTTTGATTTACTCTCTTCCGGGTTTATCCATGCCACCCGGCGCTGCATATCTATTTGTTGCCATTCAAGGTTGATGATGTTCGAGCGTCTTAAGCCTGTTGCCAGTGCAAATTCAACAACAGACTTTAATGGCTCCGGACATTCATCAATCAGCCTTTGTGCTTCATGGGGCTCCAGCCAGCGGATCCGTTTATTCTTTGGTTGAGGCACTTTAATAATTGGTGCCTTATCCAGCATTTTCCATTCACGCTCTGCGGCTCTTAGTAGGGCCTTTATAAATGAAAGATGCGTAGCCTTCGTTGCAACGGACGCTGGTTTTGGCGTGTATTCTGGAACAGGTTTCCCTTTTTTTCTGCATGCTTCTGCCCTGAGTTTCCAGTTTTCCTCATGACGCCGGTTTGTCATTTTCTGCATTGCTGAATAAATTTTTGATTCAGTAATGTCTCTTAGTTGCATTCCTGCGAAATGTTGAAGCCAGAATCCGATCCGGCTTTTGTCATCGTCCAGTGATTTTTTATGTGCTTTCTCTTCAAGCCACCTGACACACGCTTCCTCGAACGTTATATCAGGTATTTCACCAAGTTTGCTGACCCGCCATGCTTCAGCCTTTAGCTTGTCATGGAGTTCTGTCGCCTGCCTTTTGTCCTTTGTTCCAAGAGACTGTTTAAATCTTTTACCGTTCGGCAATGTGAAACTGGCGTACCATATTTCACCTCTGCGGAAGAGTGACATTTTCTTTCCTCTGTTATGCCATCACCCGCGCTCACCTGGACAGTATGCAGCGGAGACTGAAGAGCCGCAATGCAGGCTTGTCGTGTTGTGAGGTAAGGAGATTTATTCTTAGTGGGATCTTTGCGTGTTGCCTGAAGACGCCCCGTGCGTATCCAGTTAATGGCAGTCGGTCTGGATATCTTGAGAAAATGACAGGCCTCATCGAGTGTGAGGCTGTATGGCTCCATTATTTCACCTCTTGTTGTGACATTGTTGAAAAATGGATACCTGCTCGTTGCTGCCAGACGATCCAACCGAGAGTCATATCCCATGCCATGTATTCGTTATCGCCGTTTTTTGCTCTCCGACGATCTACTAAGTCACCGAAACGCTTTTCCATGAATAATTCATAAGCTTCGCGTTCATCTGGTTCTACTTCCAGAGATAGGAGTGCGATTTCATAAGCACGGCGCTCAATATCGTCTCGCACGTCAAGGCTGCTGATACGCTCTTTAATTTCTTTAATCAGTTCTTTGTCGGTAAAAGTGGTCATTATGCTCCAGCCTCCGGTGCTTTTGGCATTACTGCCCAGTGAGTGATATTGACGTTTTCAAGGTCCCCGACCTGAAATGTCCACTGCCATTCTCCGGTTTCTTTTTGTCCCCAGGTGTACCAGAGAGAACGCCAGCCAATTAGCCAGCCTTCTCCGTTAGCATCGAATAACAAAACACTTTCATTTGCTGGTGGCAGTTCAGTTGACACTGGTATTACTTTGTTTTCCTGTGCTGCACATTTAGCTTCAAGCGCATCGAATTTACGCACCAGGTATTCAGCATCTGTTTCATTCACTTTCAGATCTCGCGGTACACATCTCCCACGAAGAAACCCTTCCATTTCGAAAACATTCATGCGCATTTGCGTAACTCCGATAACTCGTTAAAACGTTCCATAAACATCCCGTAGGCATGGCCCGGTGCCTGTGGAATCACTTTGAACATCTCTGTTGCCGGGATACCTTCCAGTACAGGCCAGAAAGAGCCATCATCAAGCCCGAGATCGCGGTGTTCGGTTGCCAGCATAATGAGATCGGCATATTTCACTGGCGTGCTCATAACAGGAGGTAACCCGTATTTCTCACGGATTACGGCGTCTATTTTTTCTTCCATCCGTTTATAGTCAGGAAGAAGTCGTTTCAGTGGTGCGGGGATGTCCTGGCAATATGCTTCTGTTGCATCATGCATTAAAGCTTCAAAAGCAAATTCCTGTGGCACCAGCTGGCTGCAAAGCACCGCATGTTGGGCGACACTGTAGAAGTGTGAAAGATGTCCTGCAAAGCGACAGATATTTGAAAGGGAAATCGCGATATCGTTAATAACGATGTCGTCTTTATTTATCCTGTCATAATAAAAATGCTTCCCGGAAAAAGTTTTAATAAATGACATTTTGTTCTCCACGTATATGCGCTGCACCGCGCTGAATTCGGGTAAAAGGAAGCCCTCACCGTCCGGCGATTATTGAGTCAATTACATTTCCATAAATGCCCCCGTAGGGGCGGTTAGTTTCTCCACAAAACAGAGAAGAACACCTGCGGTGGCAGCCGCCCGGATGGATTGGGTTATGAGCCCGTCGTCCGGTGATGCTCTTCTCTGTTTTGTAAAAAGGACGGTACCAGCCGGAAGCAAGGGTACAAGCTGGTACCGCCAAGACTACACACAGCATAAAGTTGTGGTGCCGGGCGCCTCCCGGTGCCTGGCGAAGGTTGCACACCAGGCGGGTGGGTATCCACAGAAGGTCGACTGTCAGCCTCAACCTTAACCCGCGTGCGCTGAGCCGCATTCACCACAACGCTAAGAATTCTCTCTGGTTGAAAATACTTAGCTGTTATGTGCCTGCTTTTAGCCACATCAGGCGAGGTGGACCTGGTTATTCCCCAACAACAAGGATTCGGTTAATCTGGTTATCCCCAACAACGCAAAAGGAAAAGAAATGTCCGGTAATATCTATACGCTGTACAAATCCCACTGTGAAAATGTTGGAAAGTATCGGGGCATTGAAATCAGTGGGGTAGTGTCATCAGTCGAAATAAGCAAAGTTGAATCAAGGGCAACATTACTTACTCTTTTGGACCTTGTCTTACATGAGCACCGGAAGAAATTCGGCACTCCCTATAATCAGTTGAATGGGAAAAAGGCTCTGGTTCACCTTATTCTGATGAAGCATCACTGGATGCCAAAACAGATTAATGAGATGAAATTTGATGAACTTCTTCTTTCAATTCAGGATGAACTCACACTTGATAAAATAAGCGTAACCGCCCAGAAATTTTTAGATTATCGAGACTGGAGATCACAAATTCATCACTTTGATGATTTTGACGAAAATGAATGGGATCCTAATTTGTCTGCACAATATCTAAAGTAACATCCTGTGATAAAACCGTGATTTCCTGATCCAGTTTTTTTAAGGAGTCTATTGTTTCCTGTCGATAAGACAGCACTTCACGAAGCTGGTTTATAGCTGCCAGCTTCTTTGTCATCCACTCATAAATTTCCTCATCTGTGTAGCCAGGCGCGACGATTTTGGGTTCTGTTTTGTGCATTTCACATCTCCTCAAGTTATCAGTTACTTGTTGATGGGGACCAGATTGTTAAAGAGCTAAGCGTCCTGTAGGGCGCTTTTTTGTTGCTAACGAATCATCCTGGACTTCATATGCCCCAGGCGGCTACTTCGTGGGCGTCCTGCCTGTTCGTTTTTGACATTTACTGACTGCTTACGACACATGCACCGTGTTGCAACCAGATTTTGTTGTAATCCTGTAGTTGGTCTGGAACAAAAGATAAAATTAAATTGCGAAATATGCAAGTGATGTTTGCGAAATATGCAAATTTATAGGTAATAAAAAGCCACCTTTCGGTGGCCGATGGATGGGATATTGAGGTTAATTATGTCTCTTAAGGGTTTGCGACTGACTGATTAAGACCTTTCCAAAGACCATGAATCGGTGTTCGTTTTCGCTAGTAATTCCCCATTCACGGTAAATCTGGTTATCAGAAATCACCAGCAGTTTGTCAGGAATCATTTGAAGTCTTTTAACGTATATTTTGTCATCAAAACCAAAGACATATATACCATCACCATCAAACTGATTGATGCTGACATCAACGAAGATGAGATCTCCTGGCTCAATGGTTGGACACATACTGTCCCCACGAACGTTGATAACTTTGATGTGATTGGCTGGTCGTCCGCCGAACATTGATACAGCATTATCAGTTCTGTATTCGATGGCATGAATCACATCAATGACATCACCGCCCTGGATAAGGCCATTTCCCGCACTGGCACTGATATCCAGCATTTCAATACGGAACACATCCTTCACCTGCGCAACATCCTCATTATTACTGTTTTTATATACAGTATTACTTTTGTGGGCAGAGGTAAAGAGATCAGCAATATCAACACCTAAGCTCTTGGCAATATTACTCAGTGTTTGTTCGGTAAATTGTTTTTGCTTACCCGTTTCTAAGCGCGAGATGTTCGCCGCATCTACTCCTATTGCTTCAGCGAGATCGGCGATTTTCATGTTCTTCGCTTGGCGAAGTTGTCTGACTCGGTTTCCTATGTTCATGCGTTTATTACATTTCTTTATTGCGTGATAAGCAAATCAACTTGCGCAAAATAATTGCGTGAAATAACATGCATAACGCGCAATATTTGGAGGACATATGCAATCACCATTACGAAATGTGCGTAAGGCGCATGGTTTCACTTTGCAGCATGTTGCTGCGGGTGTTCAAGTCAATCCAGCGACGTTGAGTCGTATTGAGAGGCTGGAGCAGATTCCATCTATCGAGCTTGCAGAACGTTTAGCCAATTTTTTTAAGGGTGAAGTCAGCGAAATGCAGATTCTTTATCCGGCACGTTTTCAATCTAGCCAAAACCAGAATGGGTTTAAACCACAGGAACAGGAGGTGAACCGTGGGTAAGCATCACTGGAAAGTAGAAAAACAGCCTGAGTGGTACGTGAAAGCTGTCAGAAAAACTATCGCAGCGTTGCCGGGGGGGTACGCTGAAGCTGCTGACTGGCTGGATGTAACAGAGAACGCATTATTTAACCGCCTTCGTGCCGATGGCGATCAGATTTTCCCGCTGGGATGGGCAATGATTTTGCAACGTGCTGGTGGAACTCACTTCATTGCTGACGCTGTGGCGCAGTCTGCAAATGGCGTCTTTGTGTCTCTTCCTGACGTCGAGGATGTGGACAACGCCGATATTAACCAGCGTCTGCTGGAAGTCATTGAACAGATCGGCAGTTATTCAAAACAGATTCGTTCAGCAATCGAAGACGGTGTAGTGGAACCGCATGAGAAGACAGCAATTAACGACGAGCTGTATCTCTCAATTTCGAAGCTGCAGGAGCATGCAGCACTTGTCTACAAAATTTTTTGCATTTCAGAAAGTAATGACGCCCGCGAGTGTGCAGCTCCGGGCGTCGTGGCGTCGATTGCTTCTGGTTGTGGAGAAACTAACGCATGAACAGTTTAACAACACACTACCGTCGCTCGCAACTGATTGCGCTTCCTGTACCGGGTGGAAAAGCGAAGGTGGAATATTGCTATGCAGTGAATGTACCAGGTGACAGGGAAATTGTAACCCACAGCTTTGCAGAGTGGGCTGTGGGTGATTTCAACCGGCAGAAGGAGACAGTCCTTTGCGACAAGTTAACCGCTGGTTCAAAGATCACTACGGAGTGCCCGTCAGAGTCATTCGTTGGGAGCCGGAAACACAACGGGTTATCTACCTCCGCGAAGGTTATGAGCATGAATGCTTCAGTCCGCTCGAACAGTTTCGTCGTAAATTCAGGGAAATAGAGGTCGGTCATGAGCACTAAATTAACCGGCTATGTATGGGATGGTTGCGCTGCATCAGGCATGAAGTTATCCAGCGTGGCAATTATGGCCCGCCTGGCTGATTTCAGTAATGACGAAGGTGTGTGCTGGCCATCAATTGAAACCATTGCCCGTCAGATTGGCGCGGGGATGAGTACCGTCAGAACGGCTATCGCACGGCTGGAAGCAGAAGGCTGGTTAACGCGTAAGGCGCGTCGCCAGGGTAACCGCAATGCGTCGAATGTTTATCAGCTTAACGTTGCGAAGCTTCAGGCAGCGGCATTTTCTCAACTGTCAGATTCTGACCCGTCAAAATCTGACGCATCAAAATCTGATGCGTCGAAATCTGGCAAAAAAGCGGGTTTTCACCCGTCAGAATCTGGCGGGGATCCGTCAGTAAAATCAAAACATGATCCGTCAGATAAAAAACCTTCTCGTCCGGACGCTTCGCAACCGGACACGCAGACGGCTGAACAGGATTTTTTAACTCGCCATCCTGATGCGGTTGTATTCAGCCCTAAAAAGCGCCAGTGGGGAACGCAGGATGATTTGACCTGCGCACAGTGGCTCTGGAAAAAAATCATCGCCCTGTACGAGCAGGCCGCCGAATGTGACGGCGAGGTGGTTCGTCCCAAAGAACCGAACTGGACAGCCTGGGCAAACGAAATTCGCCTGATGTGTGTGCAGGATGGTCGTAATCATAAACAAATCTGCGAGATGTACAGCCGCGTCAGTCGCGATCCGTTCTGGTGCCGTAACGTGCTCAGCCCGTCGAAGCTGCGGGAAAAATGGGATGAGCTTTCCCTGCGCTTATCGCCGTCCGTCAGCACGTACACCGAAAAACGCGAAGACCCGTACTTCAAATCCAGTTACGACAACGTGGACTACAGCCAGATCCCGGCAGGATTCAGGGGGTGATCATGAGTCTGTTAAATGACGTTCAGAAATTCATTGAAGCCCATCCTGGGTGTACTTCCGGAGACATTGCGGATGCTTTTGCAGGTTACTCACGGCAGCGCGTTCTGCAGTCTGCAAGCAAGTTACGTCAGAGTGGGCGTGTGGCTCACCGTTGTGAAGGAGATACACGCAGACATTTCCCGCGCCTGACTGAGAGAGCGCAGGAGCCGGAACCACAACCAGTTCGTGAAACCAGACCTGTGCGCAATTTCTATGTCGGCACTAACGATCCCCGGGTGATTTTGTGCCTGACCCGCCAGGCTGAAGAACTGGAGTCAAGGGGCTTATACCGTCGTGCTGCAACCGTGTGGATGGCGGCATTCCGTGAAAGCCACTCCCAGCCAGAACGAAACAATTTTCTGGCGCGTCGTGAGCAGTGCTTACAGAAAAGCAGCAAGCGCGCTGCATCGGGTGAAGAGTGGTATCTGTCAGGGAATTACGTGGGGGCGTAATGACGACGTTAACTCAATGCCAGCAGCAGGTGCTGGATATGCTGATTTCTTATCAGAAAGAGCGTGGCTTTCCGCCAACCAATCAGGAGGTGGCAACCATGCTGGGATACCGTTCGGTGAATGCAGCGGTGGAGCATCTTCGCGCACTGGAGAAAAAAGGCCTCATCACGATAAAGCGTGGCGTGGCACGGGGGATAACGCTTCATACCGCTGTGAAGGACGACGACAGCGAGGCGGTCGGGATTATCCGCGCACTGCTTGCCGGTGAGGAAAACGCCAGGCTGCGTGCAGCCCACTGGTTACATGAGAGGGGCCTGAAAGTATGAAGCTGATTCTGCCTTTTCCGCCCAGCGTGAACACGTACTGGCGACACCCCAACAAAGGGGCGTTTGCTGGTAAGAGCCTGATAAGCGCGGCGGGGCGCAAATTCCAGAGCGCGGCGTGTGCAGCAATAGTTGAGCAGTTACGTCGTCTGCCAAAACCAACGTCGGCACCTGCTTCAGTGGAGATCGTGTTGTTTCCACCGGATAACCGGATCCGCGATCTGGACAACTATAACAAGGCGCTGTTTGACGCCCTGACCCACGCGGGTGTGTGGGAGGACGACAGTCAGGTGAAAAGAATGCTGGTGGAGTGGGGGCCGGTTATCCCGGAAGGGAAGGTCGAGATCACTATCAGTAAGTACGAGAAAACGGCGGGTGCAGCCGCCTGATTAAGAGGAGAAACGAAGTATGAATAATCTGATGGTCATTGATGGTATTGAAGTTCGTCGTGATGCTTATGGGCGTTACAGCCTGAACGATCTGCACAGGGCTGCCGGTTCTCAGGATAAGCATAAGCCTGCATTTTGGCTCCGCAATGAGCAAACCGAACGTTTAATAAGCGAGTTGCAGATTTGCAACTCGGTCAATATAGAGCCAGTTAACGTTAGTCGTGGCGGAAATAACCAGGGGACGTATGTCTGCAAAGAACTGGTGTATGCCTATGCAATGTGGATCAGCCCGTCATTCCATCTGAAGGTGATCCGTACTTTCGATATGGTAACCAGCGCACCGGAAAAATTATCCGGGCAGGCTGCTGACAAGATGCAGGCTGGTGTGATTCTGCTGGACTTTATGCGTCGGGAGTTAAACCTGTCTAACTCATCTGTGCTTGGTGCCTGTCAGAAACTCCAGGAGGCTGTTGGCTTACCGAATCTGGCACCGCGCTATGCCATTGATGCTCCTGCTGATGCACTCGATGGCTCAAGCCGCCCTACGCTATCATTGAGTGCACTGCTGAAGCAGTATGGTATCCGCCTTACGGCTAATCAGGCATATCACCAGATGGTGAAGCTGGGGATCGTCGAACAGCGCGAACGATACAGCCGTACCGCGATTAACAACATCAAAAAATTCTGGTCGCTAACAGCGAAAGGCTGCATGTTCGGCAAGAACATCACCAGTCCCGCAAATCCGCGCGAGACGCAGCCGCACTTTTTCGAATCCCGATTCCCTGAGCTATTAAAGCTGCTCGCTACCGTTCATTGAGGTGACCGTGAGAGCACTACTGACCCCTGAAATTGCCCCGCGTATGGGGATCGTATTGTTCAGACCAGGTTCAGAGCTGATGCCCTTGTTTATGCAGGGGCGTGTCCTGCTGGAGCCTGAGCCGGAACGTTATTCATCTTTCGCCAGTGGTGCCGTTCCGGCGGCATCACAACCGCTGGCGGATGATCCTGCCGTTCGGGCCGTGTTCCGCAATGAGGCAGTGATTCGTCGTGCTGGTGGAGTGGAATGTCTTGAAAGCTGGTTACTTCGTGAAAAAGGCTGCCAGTGGCCTCATTCCGACTGGCACAGCGAGAACATGACCACAATGCGACACGCGCCGGGCGCAATCCGTCTGTGCTGGCACTGCGATAACCAGCTGCGCGATCAGTTCACGGAACGGCTGGAATCAATGGCAACGGATAACTGTGCCCGCTGGGTGTTGTCTGTTGTGCGTCGGGATCTCGGTTTTGATGATAGTCACGCTGTGACAATGCCGGAACTGTGCTGGTGGCTGATTCGTAATGACCTGGCGGGTGCCTTACCGGAAAGTGCAGCCCGTAAGGCACTGAGATTACCGAAGCCTGTTGTGCCGTCTGTCACCCGGGAAAGTGACCTTGTGCCTTCGGTTCCTGCCACCAGCATCATCCAGGATAAGGCAAAAAAGGTGCTGGCGCTGAAAGTGGATCCGGAGTCGCCGGAGTCTTTTATGTTACGCCCAAAACGTCGCCGCTGGGTTAATGAAAAGTACACGCGCTGGGTTAAGACACAGCCGTGTGCATGTTGTGGTAAGCCTGCTGATGATCCCCACCACCTGATAGGCCACGGTCAGGGGGGAATGGGTACAAAAGCGCATGACCTCTTTGTGTTGCCTTTGTGCAGAAAGCATCACGACGAGCTGCATGCGGATACCGTGGCATTTGAAGAGAAGTATGGCTCCCAGCTGGAGCTGATATTTCGTTTTATCGATCGTGCGCTGGCAATTGGCGTGCTGGCCTGATTTTGCGGAGAAAGTTGATGCGTGATATGTATGAAGTTTTGGACCGCTGGGGGGCATGGGCTGCTGCAGAAAACAGTGGTGTGGACTGGCAACCGGTAGCTGCTGGCTTCAAGCGGCTTTTACCTCATGGCAGAAAGTCCCGGATTCAGTGCGATGATGATGAGGGCATCATAATAGACGGTTGTGTCGCTAGGTTGCGTAAATACAAGCCGGCAGAGTATGAGCTGATAATTGCTCACTTTGTTGTTGGCATTTCGCTCCGTACAATTGCAAAGAAGCGGAAATGTTCAGACGGAACAGTACGAAAAGATATGCAAACAGCTATGGGGTTTATTGATGGCTGTTTGTCATTTTTTTATTTAATACAATGAGTTAAGTGCTATGTAAAATCATTCTACTTTCCCAACTTTTATGTGTATATAATACCAGGGTAAAGTAACGGAGAATCTTGTGAACATTCAAGCAGTAGACATTTTTTGTGGCGCAGGGGGCTTAACTTTTGGGCTAAAAAAAGCCGGGATTGAAGTTTCTCATGGCATTGATATTGATGAGTCCTGCCGTTTCGCTATTGAGAGCAATAATCCCTTAACGAAGTTCATTAACCAGTCAGTTACTGAACTGCAATCCAGCGATGTGTCTGCTATGTTCAAGGAAGGAAATATTAGATTACTTGCAGGCTGTGCCCCTTGCCAACCGTTTTCCAAGTATCGTAATCCAAATAGCAGAAAAGATGATACAAAGTGGCGTCTTTTATCTGAGTTTCAGAGGATTGTAAGTGATGTCATGCCAGAGCTTGTGACTATGGAAAATGTTCCTCAACTTAGAAATCATAAGGTTTTTGAAGAGTTTGTTAGTGTATTAAAGACTCTTGGGTATCATCTGTGGTACGACGTTGTAAAATGTTCCGAGTATGGCTTGCCTCAAAATAGACGTAGATTAATTCTAATTGGGTCCATATTGGGGCCAATCAGCCTTGATCAAAAAAAAGTAAGCCGTAAAGTTACAGTAAAGGATGCTATTGGTCAGTTGCCAAAAATAGGTGCAGGGGAGAAACTCGAAAGTGATCCATTGCATCGTTCGCCTAAATTAAGGGATATTAACCTTAAACGAATCTTGCACTCTTTACCAGGTGGTACGTGGGATGATTGGCCTGAAGAAATTAGAGCGGATTGCCATAAAAAGCATTCAGGTGCTACCTATAAAAGTGTTTATGGACGGATGGTTTGGGACGATACTAGTCCTACAATAACTACCCAATGTTATGGATATGGTAATGGGCGATTCGGACATCCTGAGCAAAATAGAGCAATAACTTTGCGTGAAGCTGCTATTTTACAATCTTTTCCTATGGATTATAAATTTATTGGAAAAAATACGCCTTTTTCATTCCAAAAGTTAGGAACGATGATTGGTAATGCTGTTCCCCCTATAATTGGCCAAGTAATAGGGAGAACATTTGTTAGGCATGTTGAGGGGATAAATATCCGTTAGAGATAATATAATCTTCAGTTGAGTTTATTAATAAACGAAGATATAGATCAACTCTCTCTGCTCTAGACTTAACTTCTTCTAAGGGGTCAATTTGCCCCTTTTTAGAGAAGCTAGTACTTCCATGCGCGAGTTCGTTTCTGATATCCTTAAGCAAGTCTAAGTCAATACCATTTCTACATTCAGGTGAGTTTGCGATAGTTATTCCGTAAGCCTGCGTTATTTTGTGTAATACAGGCTTGCAAACATTACCATTGAATTCTTTACGAATATTCAATGAGGCTGAAATTATTCTTTTGGAAATGTCAGTGCCTATCTTTTTATAAAGGGATTGCCCTGTTTCATTATCTGAAACAATTCTATGTAATATATTTACTTGAAGCTTCTCCCTGAGTGATGCGTAATTCACATCATTATCTTGTAAATGATCATAAATTGACTCGATGCAACCTCTGGCAGTATTTTCAACTTGATTATATAGCATCATATGAACGGATGATTTTAAAATATTTACCCTTAGGATATTAGATTCTATTTCATCTTGATGCGCTTGCGGATCTAACTGCTGAGTATGAATCTCTATAGATGATGCAAGAGAAAGCAGTTCCATAATGTCTCTTGCTCTTTCTTCATATTCATCTCGTAAATCAATTAGACTCATTTTTAAATCCCTAACAACTTATTTTTAACGTAAAATATTCTGTTTTTTAGCTGGCTGGTATTGTTTGCACTATCAGCAGTAACAAGTGTTTCAAATTCCTCTTCAAATAGCCATTCACCTACAGGTACGGCTGGACTCTGGAGTTGTGGGTTAGTTTTTAATGCAAGTGCAGTTCCCACGGCAATGGCTTCGTATCTGGCTCGTGGGGTGGTTTTACTTGTTGCGGTCTTTTTAAAGCCAATAGGGAAATGGGCAGCAACAAAAGCAAGCATCATTTCAAAATCATGTTTAAAATTATCAACATCTTGTTGAGTAGTCACAGCTGCTGCTTGTTCATTTAAATAATTATCAATAAAGGGACGGACAAATCCCTTATAGTTTTCTAAATCATTTAAATATGCAAAAAATCTCAAAACTAACTCACGATGATCGCCATTCGACCGTTTCCGGTCTGATAATGGAGCTAGTTGGGAAAAAAGTGAGTTTGTTGAGCATGGGGTCACAACATCTTTATAGAACATTGAGGTAGCAGCATCTGAGCCATGCCTCACTTCCATCGCTTCTAATCTTTTAACACCTGAGTTGATCCTTTCAAATAAATCTCTTCTATGTTGTTCCTCAACATCACCTTTCAACTCAATAAATCTTAGTGAAGCTCTTAAAAATCTTCTTTGGCGGCTAGCTAAAAGATCTGAAAATTTGAAACCTTCTAAACTTTTAAGCTCTTTCAAATCCTTTAACTCAAATTGATCGTTCCAAAAATAATAAATAGAGCGTATCCGTTGTGAACCATCAATGATTTCTACCCTACCATCTAATTCAGGGTCTTCATTAAATACATCAGCAATGTAAAGGTAAGGTATTGGAAAGTCTAATAGAATACTTTCTATAAAGCGAGAGGCTGTTTTTGTATCCCACTTGTAATCACGTTGATAATCTGGAATAAAAAGCTCGTTTTTGTCATTTTCAATATTATCACCATACTTTTGAATAATGACTTCAACGGTCCACTCACGTACATTGTATCCAATGTTTCTCTGAGCGAGTCTGATTTCATTGTCAGCGGAAGCGGTTAAAGCTGCAATTTCAGCCTTTTTTCTGTTCTTAGCGTGTTCATCTTGTATCTGAGCAAGCTCTTCTTTGAGTTCTTTGAGTGTAGTCATGTTTTCGTTCCTTTAATTGAAAGTTGATTGTAAGAAAACTATAACGCGTACGCAAAAACTATCGTAATCTGTTAAGAGTGGTTACTTCGCCACACAGCTTAAACCCGCCATCGAGCGGGTTTTGTCGTTTCTGGGGCTGGGGATTCGTTGGTCTAGGCCTATTCCGCAGTTATCCATTGTTTCGGCTTCTTTGACGTTTCCGCTTCTGATTTGCGGTACATGATGTTCCCTCAATTTGCACCTGCTGTTTCAGCGAGGTGAGAGATAACTACAAATGCCTCATAACCCAAATACCTGGCTGGAGTTGGTCCAGAGCTGGTGGCGTGGAGACACACCACTGGGCGCAGTGATTATGTCGATTGTTATGGCTGGATTGCGCATTGCCTATTTTGGCGGTGGTGGTGGGTGGAAGCGAAAAACGCTCGAGATTTTGCTCTGTGGTGCTCTGACGCTGACTTTTGCATCCGCTCTTGAGTATGTCGGATGGCCTAAATCTCTTTCTGTTGCCATTGGTGGCGGTGTTGGGCTGATTGGTGTCGATGCAATTCGTGGGGCTGCAATGAGAGTGATCGGTAACAAGTTTGGTGGCTCTAAGGAGTAATTTATGCAGATACTAAATTCCCAGCGTAAAGCTTTCCTCGATATGGTTGCCTGGTCAGAAGGAACGGATAACGGGAGACAACCGACACGTAACCACGGTTATGATGTTATTGTTGGTGGCGAACTGTTCACTGATTACTCCGATCACCCTCGCAAACTTGTCACGCTGAACTCAAAACTCAAATCAACAGCCGCCGGACGTTACCAGCTTCTTTCCCGTTGGTGGGATGCCTACCGTAAGCAGCTTGGTCTGAAAGACTTCTCTCCCAAAAGCCAGGACACTGTTGCATTGCAGCAGATTAAGGAGCGTGGCGCTTTACCGATGATTGATCGCGGCGATATTCGTCAGGCTATCGACCGTTGCAGCAATATCTGGGCGTCGTTACCCGGTGCAGGTTACGGTCAGTATGAACATAAAATCGGTGACCTGATTGCCCGGTTTAAAGAGGTTGGTGGGGTGGTAAATGAAGTTGAGCTATAAGCTGGTTATCGCTACATTCTTCTTTACTGTCATCGGTTCTTTCATCTGGTCTGCCAACCACTACTACAGCAAATATCAGCACGAAAAGAAACGTGCTGATGAGGCTGTACAAAATGCTGAATCTGCAACAGCAATTACCCGTAACGTCCTGCAATCACTGCAAATCGTCAATACAGTTATAGAGGCTAACCAGCATGCAAAACAGCAGATCGCACTGGAGTCACAGAGAACCCAGGCAGATATCAAAGTGGCTATTGCAGATGATGACTGTGCTTCACGTCCTGTGCCTGTTGTCGCTGCTGACCGGTTGCGAAAGTTCGCGGACGGTTTACGTGAACGCTCCGGTTACACCACTACCAACTAGTCTGACTGCTGAAACACCTGTACCGAACATACCAAATCCGCTGACGTATGGAGCGAGTCTGGATTTGAATATTAATCTTCTTTCTGCTGTTAAACAGTGCAACTTAGATAAACTAAGTATCAGAAAACTAGAGGAAAAAAGAAGAAATAGTTTAACTAATTAAAAAGACTGTAATATTTTACATATCTATATTTTGCCATATATGCATAATGGTTAATCATTAAACAAGAGAGGCTTTATATGGCATATGCAAAGTTAGTTTTTACTATTCTTGGTCGTGATGACAATAAATACGAAGTTTACGCACAGGGGGAACATGCAGAGCCGGAACGTGTGATTCACTATAAATTGGTTGAAATAGTTGGTGCAGATGGCAGTAATACAACTCCGATTTATGAATGGAAAGTTATAAATCCAAATATGACATTTCCGGAATCAGTTGAATATCGAATTGCATCGAATTTGATTTGGTATCTTAGTAGACTTTAAATGTTTAGCTATCAAAGAAATATATAAGCCATCGATGAATCATCGATGGCTTTTTAATTGGAGATTTATGCCCCCACGAACCCCAAAAGCCTGCCGTGTTCGCGGCTGCCGCTCTACAACCACGGACCCTTCAGGCTATTGCGAAAGCCACAAAAGCGAAGGTTGGAAGCAATACAAGCCAGGACAATCCCGTCATCAGCGCGGTTATGGTTCGAAATGGGATGCTATCCGTGAACGTGTGCTGAAGCGTGACAAAGGCCTGTGTCAGTTATGTCTGCGTGCTGGTGTGGTGCGTGAGGCGAAAACCGTTGACCACATCATCCCTAAAGCGCATGGCGGCACAGATGCCGACAGTAATCTGCAGAGCCTGTGCTGGCCGTGTCATAAGGCGAAGACGGCCCGTGAACGGCTGAAGTGAGAACCAGTTCCCACTGCCAGAGGGGAGGGGCGGGTCAAATCCCTGTGACCTGACGTCTTCCGGACTGCCCGCCCCATCGTTTTTTTATACCCGCGAAAAATGAAATTTAACCAGGAGTGCCGCATATGGCTGGAACGACGGGGCGTTCCGGGCGTCGCCCCAAGCCAACGGCGCGCAAGGCGCTGGCCGGAAATCCCGGCAAGCGAGCCCTGAACAAAGATGAACCTGTTTTTACGCCCATCAAAGGTGTTGAGCCACCGGAGTGGTTCGCTGAAGAAGATCTCCCTCTCGCTACGATCATGTGGCAACTGACAACTAAAGAACTCTGCGGTCAGGGCCTGCTGTGCGTGACTGACCTTGCGGTGCTTGAGCGGTGGTGCGTGGCCTACGAGTTCTGGCGACGTGCCGTGAAAAATATTGCCAGACAGGGCAACACCATCACCGGTGCAATGGGCGGTATGGTCAAAAATCCGGAGCTGACTGCCAAAAAAGAACAGGAGTCCGAGATGAGCAGTACGGGGGCAATGCTCGGACTCGACCCCAGCAGCCGCCAGCGTCTGATTGGCCTGGCGGGGAAGAAGAAAGCCACTAACCCGTTTCTGAAAATCATCGAATCATGAGCCGGAAATCTTACCCCAACGTAAATGCTGCAAATCAGTATGCCCGGGATGTCGTGCGCGGAAAGATTGTTGCCTGCCAGTTTGTGATTCAGGCCTGCCAGCGCCATCTTGATGACCTGATGGCGGAAAAAAGTAAGTCGTTTCGTTACCGCTTCGACAAGGACCTGGCTGAACGGGCCGCGAAATTTATTCAGCTGTTGCCGCACACCAAGGGGGAGTGGGCATTCAAACGGATGCCCATCACGCTGGAGCCGTGGCAGCTATTTGTGATCTGCTGTGCGTTTGGCTGGGTCAATAAAGGCACCCGGTTGCGCCGCTTCCGGGAGGTGTACACCGAAATCCCCCGTAAGAACGGCAAATCAGCAATCTCTGCCGGTGTTGCCCTGTATTGTTTTGCCTGTGATAACGAGTTTGGCGCGGAAGTGTATTCCGGTGCCACGACAGAGAAACAGGCGTGGGAAGTCTTTCGCCCGGCACGACTGATGTGTAAACGCACACCCATGCTGACGGAAGCGTTCGGGATTGAGGTTAACGCCTCAAACATGAACCGTCCGGAGGATGGCGCGCGGTTTGAACCGCTGATCGGCAACCCAGGTGATGGTTCATCACCCCACTGTGCCGTGGTTGATGAATATCACGAGCATGCCACCGATGCGCTTTATACCACAATGCTTACCGGGATGGGGGCGCGACGTCAGCCACTGATGTGGGCCATTACTACTGCCGGGTACAACATTGAGGGGCCGTGCTACGACAAACGGCGGGAAGTTATCGAGATGCTCAACGGTTCGGTACCCAACGATGAACTGTTCGGGATCATCTATACCGTTGACGAAGGTGACGACTGGACCAACCCACAGGTGCTGGAAAAAGCCAACCCGAATATCGGGGTGTCGGTTTACCGTGAGTTTTTGTTAAGTCAGCAACAGCGTGCGAAAAATAACGCCCGTCTGGCAAACGTCTTTAAAACAAAACACCTCAATATCTGGGTGTCGGCGCGTTCGGCGTATTTCAACCTGGTGAGCTGGCAGAGCTGCGAGGATAAATCACTGACTCTTGAGCAATTCGAGGGGCAGCCGTGCATTCTGGCCTTTGACCTGGCGCGTAAACTGGATATGAACAGCATGGCGCGACTTTATACCCGCGAGATTGACGGTAAAACGCATTACTACAGTGTGGCCCCGCGTTTCTGGGTACCGTATGACACGGTGTACAGCGTCGAGAAAAATGAAGATCGCCGGACAGCCGAATGCTTTCAGAAATGGGTGGAAATGGGCGTCCTGACCGTTACCGATGGTGCAGAGGTGGATTATCGCTACATCCTCGAAGAGGCCAAAGCGGCGAACAAAATCAGCCCGGTCAGCGAGTCACCCATCGACCCCTTCGGGGCGACCGGGCTGTCACATGACCTTGCTGATGAAGACCTGAATCCCGTCACTATCTTCCAGAACTTCACCAATATGTCCGATCCGATGAAAGAGCTGGAAGCAGCGATTGAATCGGGACGTTTTCATCATGACGGCAATCCCATCATGACCTGGTGTATCGGCAACGTGGTCGGCAAAAACATGCCGGGTAACGATGATGTGGTGAAACCCGTCAAAGAGCAGGCGGAAAACAAAATCGATGGTGCAGTTGCGCTGATTATGGCGGTTGGCAGAGCCATGCTGTACGAGAAAGAAGACACGCTGTCTGACCACATTGAGTCCTATGGGATCCGCTCGCTTTAACTGAGGTAATTATGATCATGCTGATTCTCGCGCCTCTGGTGGGCGTGCTGGGGGCGCTTTTGCTGGCGTATGGTGCCTGGCTGATTTATCCCCCGGCGGGGTTTGTTGTTGCCGGGGCGTTGTGTCTGTTCTGGTCGTGGCTGGTGGCGCGATATCTCGACCGTACACAGTCGTCTGTCGGCGGAGGTAAATAGTGTTCTTTTCGGGATTATTTCAACGAAAAAGTGACGCACCGGTGACCACGCCAGCAGAGCTGGCGGATGCTATCGGGTTGTCCTACGACACCTATACCGGAAAGCAGATCAGCAGCCAGCGGGCCATGCGACTGACGGCGGTTTTTTCCTGTGTCAGGGTGCTGGCGGAGTCGGTCGGGATGTTGCCCTGCAACCTGTATCACCTGAACGGCAGCCTGAAGCAGAGAGCCACTGGCGAACGTCTGCATAAGCTGATCTCCACGCATCCCAATGGCTATATGACGCCGCAGGAGTTCTGGGAGCTGGTGGTCACCTGTCTGTGCCTGCGGGGAAACTTTTACGCCTACAAAGTGAAAGCATTTGGCGAAGTGGCTGAACTGCTGCCCGTCGATCCCGGCTGTGTGGTACCGAAGCTTAACAGTAGCTGGGAGCCGATCTATCAGGTCACATTCCCGGATGGCTCCACGGATGTACTGAGCCAGGAGGATATCTGGCATGTGCGCACGCTGACGCTGGACGGACTGGTGGGGCTGAATCCCATCGCCTATGCCCGCGAGGCAATATCGCTGGCGGCAGCGACCGAAGAGCACGGGGCCAGACTGTTCAGCAATGGCGCGGTGACGTCGGGTGTGTTGCGTACAGAGCAGACGCTGTCAGATCAGGCTTATGAGCGCCTGAAGAAAGATTTTGAGGAGCGTCACACCGGGCTTGGCAATGCTCACCGCCCGATGATCCTTGAGATGGGGCTGGACTGGAAGTCGATGGCGCTGAACGCCGAGGACAGCCAGTTCCTGGAAACCCGCAAGTTTCAGCTTGAAGAAATCTGTCGTCTGTTCCGGGTGCCGTTGCACATGGTGCAGAACACCGATCGCGCCACCTTCAACAATATCGAAGAGCTGGGGCTGGGATTTATCAACTATTCACTGGTGCCGTATCTGACCCGCATCGAACAGCGGATCAACACCGGGCTGGTACGAAAAAGTAAGCAGGGCGTTTATTACGCCAAATTTAACGCCGGGGCGTTACTGCGCGGGGATATGAAGTCCCGTTTTGAAGCCTACGCCACCGGGATCAACTGGGGAATTTACTCTCCCAATGACTGCCGCGACCTGGAAGATATGAATCCGCGTCCCGGTGGTGATGTCTATCTCACACCGATGAACATGACCACGAAACCCTCCGATGGCAGTAAGGCCGGTAAGCAGAAGGATAACGCCAATGCAGACGAAACAACGTCTTGATGTACCGCTGAGTCTGAAATCTGTCAGTGACTCCGGTGAGTTTGAAGGGTATGGCTCCGTCTTTGGTGTAAAGGACAGCCACGATGATGTGGTGATGTCCGGGGCATTTGCTGCTTCCCTGCGGGCGTGGAGTGACCGAAAAGCGTTACCTGCACTGCTCTGGCAGCACCGCATGGATGAACCCATCGGTGTTTACACCGAAATGAAGGAAGACGATGTCGGGCTTTACGTCAGGGGACGGTTGCTTATTGATGATGATCCCCTGGCAAAACGCGCACATGCACACATGAAGGCCGGTTCGTTAACCGGCCTTTCTATTGGGTACGTCCTGAAAGACTGGGAATACGACCGGAGCAAAGAAGCCTTTCTGCTGAAAGAAATCGACCTCTGGGAAGTCAGCCTGGTGACGTTCCCGTCTAACGACGAGGCGCGGATCAGCGACGTCAAGAACGCACTGGCCCGCGGGGAAATCCCCGAACAGAAAAAAATCGAAAGAGTCCTGCGTGATGTCGGACTCTCCCGTACCCAGGCCAAAGCATTCATGGCCGGGGGCTATGGCGCACTGTCCCTGCGCGACGCTGAGGATGTGGGCTCTGCACTGAATGCACTGAAAAATCTGAACTTCTAATCAGGAGAAATACGATGGCGGTTGATATTAAAGATGTCGAACAGGTCGCGCAGGAGCTGCAGCAGAAGTTTGACGACTTCAAAGCAAAGAACGACAAGCGCGTGGATGCGATTGAGCAGGAAAAAGGCAAGCTTGCCGGGCAGGTGGAAACCCTGAACGGGAAACTCAGCGAGCTGGAAAACCTCAAAAGCGATCTTGAAAAAGAGCTGCTTGAGCTGAAACGTCCGGCAGGTGGTGCGCAAAATAAACTGGCCACCGAGCATAAAGAGGCGTTTGTGGGCTTCCTGCGTAAAGGCCGTGAAGACGGTCTGCGCGATCTGGAGCGTAAGGCATTGCAGGTGGGCACCGATGAAGACGGTGGCTACGCCGTGCCGGAAGAACTGGATCGCAACATTCTTAACCTGCTGAAAGATGAAGTGGTGATGCGTCAGGAAGCCACGGTGATCACCGTTGGTGGTTCCGACTACAAAAAACTGGTGAATCTGGGCGGCACGGCTTCCGGGTGGGTTGGCGAGACTGACGCGCGCTCCCAGACTGCCACCTCAAAACTGGGGCTGATTGAACCTTTCATGGGGGAAATCTACGGTAACCCGCAGGCCACCCAGAAAATGCTGGATGATGCCTTTTTCAACGTGGAGGCCTGGATCAACAGCGAGCTGGCAACCGAATTTGCCGAACAGGAAGAAATTGCCTTTACCACCGGCGATGGTACCAAGAAGCCGAAAGGGTTCCTGGCGTATGAATCCACGGATGAAACCGATAAGGTCCGGGCGTTCGGCAAACTTCAGCATATTGTATCCGGCGACGCGACTGCGGTGACCGCAGACGCCATTATCAAACTGATTTACACGCTGCGAAAGGCACACCGCACTGGCGCGAAGTTCATGATGAATAACAACAGCCTGTTTGCCATCCGTCTGCTGAAAGACACCGAGGGTAACTATCTGTGGCGTCCGGGGCTGGAACTGGGGCAGCCGTCCTCTCTGGCGGGTTACGGTATCGCTGAAAACGAACAGATGCCGGATATCGCCGCTGATGCGAAAGCCCTTGCATTTGGTAACTTCAAACGGGGTTACACCATCGTTGACCGTATCGGCACCCGCATTCTGCGTGACCCGTACACCAATAAACCGTTTGTCGGTTTTTATACCACCAAGCGCACCGGCGGGATGCTGGTCGATTCGCAGGCCATCAAACTGCTGAAGATTGCAGCGGCGTAATCACTCAGGGGCGCGGAACCGCGCCCCCTGTTCTGACGGGTGAAGAATCATGATCCTGAAACAAGATCTGAAATGGTCACCGGACGGTATGCGTGTTGAGGTCATTCGGGCCGGTGAGTATGACGACGGGGCGCTTCCTGCCCGGGTGCAGGAGATTGCACTTCAGGCCGGGTTAGCAGAGCGCGGAACCCGTGCAAAAAGCAGTAAAGCGGCAAAAGAGAAAAAAGCCACGACCAGTAAAGAGGGCTGAGTATGCTTCTGACAATGGAAGAGATTAAAGCCCAACTCCGGCTGGATGAGGATTTCGATGCTGATGACCGCCATCTGCAACTGCTGGCCTGTGCGGCGCAAAAGCGGACGGAAACGTATCTGAACCGGAAGCTCTATGCACCGGATGAAACCATTCCGGACAGCGATCCGGACGGGCTGCACCTGTCGGATGATATTCGTCTGGGGATGCTGATGCTTATCAGCCATTTTTACGAAAACCGCTCTTCGGTTACGGAAGTGGAGAAACTCGACATGCCGCAGAGTTTTGGCTGGCTTGTCGGCCCGTACAGGTACTTTCCGCAATGAAAATTCGTCAGGCGCAGACCAGCGCAACCTACATTCTGCCGGACCCCGGCGAACTGAATAAACGCGTCCTGATCCGCCAGCGGGTGGATATGCCTGCGGATAACTTTGGCGTGGAGCCTCAATACCCGGTTGCGTTCCGGGCATGGGCGAAGGTTGTCCAGACCAGTGCCACCACCTGGCAGGAAACCGCGCAGACCGGGGACGCCATCACCCATTACATCACCATTCGTTACCGCCGGGGGATCACTGCTGATTATGAGGTGGTCTGTGATGACAGTGTGTACCGGGTGAAACGTCAGCGTGATCTGAACGGGGCGCGGCGCTTTCTGCTGCTGGAGTGTACGGAGCTGGGCGAATGTAGGCAGAGTCACGGAGGCAGCAATGGCGACTCCCTTTTTTCACGTTGATGTTCAGCAGCCCGCCGAGATGCGCTTTAACCGCGCCCGTGTCCGACGGGCGTTTGTCACGATTGGGCAGCGTCATATGCGTGATGCCCGTCGGCTGGTGATGCGCCGTGCGCGGTCGGCACCGGGTGAAAACCCCGGTTATCAGACCGGACGCCTGGCTCGTTCGATTGGTTATATGGTGCCGAGAGCCAGTAAAAAGCGAGCCGGTTTTATGACACGCATTGCCCCTAACCAGCGCAACGGGAAGGGGAACCGGATGATCTCTGGTGACTTCTATCCGGCGTTTCTGTTTTTTGGTGTCCGGGGAGGAGCAAAACGTCGTCGCAGTCATCATCGTGGTGCATCCGGTGGCAGCGGCTGGCGACTGGCTCCACGTAATAACTTCATGGTGGAAACTCTTGAAAAGAACCGCAGCTGGACACGCTATTTTCTGGCGCGGGAATTGCGTAAATCACTGAAGCCGGAGCGACGACACAGATGAAACTGACGCCTGTTATTGCTGCGCTGCGTGCCCGCTGCCCGTATTTTGAAAACCGGGTGGCAGGCGCGGCACAGTTCAAAAATCTGCCGGAGGTCGGAAAGCTGAGACTCCCGGCGGCGTATGTGGTACCGGGTGATGACTCTCCGGGAGAAAACAAAAGCCAGACCGACTACTGGCAGGAGCTGAAAGAGGGCTTCTCCGTGGTTGTCATACTGAGTAACGGGCGTGATGAGCGCGGTCAGTTTGCTTCGTATGATGTGGTGGACGATGTCCGGCAGATGCTCTTTAAGGCCCTGCTGGGCTGGAACCCGGAGGCGTGCGGTAACCCGATTACCTATGACGGCGGCACGCTGCTGGATCTGAATCGTCATGAGCTGATTTATCAGTTCGATTTTTCGGTCATCAGCGAGCTGACTGAAGACGATACCCGCCAGCAGGATGATCTGAACAGTCTGGATGAACTGCAAACGCTGGCGATTGATGTTGATTATCTCGAGCCCGGTAACGGGCCTGACGGCGATATCGAACATCACACCGAAATAACCCTTCCTTCCTGAGGATCCTCATGTTTGTCAAACCTGTTAAAGGGCGGTCAGTTCCTGACCCTGCCCGCGGCGACCTTTTGCCCGCCGAAGGGCGAAATGTTGACGAGAACAACTACTGGCTGCGCCGTGAAGCAGCGGGTGATATCCGGCGCGTGAATAAAAAGGTGAATACCGATGACGATAAGCTTTAACACCATTCCGTCGAATACGCTGGTTCCGTTGTTTTATGCGGAAATGGATAACCAGGCGGCGAATACTGCACAGGACAGCGGAGCATCGCTGCTGATTGGTCATGCCAATAACGGTGCAGAGATTGTTGCCAACAGTCTGGTACTGATGCCGTCGGCAGACTATGCACGCCAGATTTGTGGTGCGGGAAGTCAGCTGGCGCGTATGGTCGAGGCTTATCGCCAGACTGACCCGTTTGGCGAGCTGTATGTGATTGCCGTTCCTGAATCCACAGGCGCGGCGGCAACGGTTACGCTGACGGTGACCGGGGCGGCAACCGAAACCGGCACGGTGAATGTGTATGTGGGACGTACCCGCGTGCAGGCACCGGTGACTAACGGCGATAACGTCACGATGATTGCCAGCAGTATCCAGGATGCCATCAATGCCGTTCCGACCCTGCCGTTTACGGCTTCATCTTCGGCAGGCGTGGTCACACTGGCCGCGCGTCATAAGGGGCTTTGCGGGAATGAAATTCCTGTCAGCCTCAATTACTACGGCTTTGGTGGGGGCGAAGTGCTGCCAGCGGGCGTACAGATTGCCGTGGCGACGGGTACCGCCGGAACGGGTGCTCCGGTTCTCACCGGCGCGGTAGCTGCAATGGCGGATGAGCCGTTTGATTATATCGGCCTGCCGTTCAACGACACGGCCTCCGTTAACACGCTGGTGACCGAGATGAACGATACCAGCGGTCGCTGGAGCTATGCGCGTCAGCTGTATGGTCATGTGTATACGGCAAAGATCGGCACGCTGTCAGAACTGGTGACCGCAGGTGACCAGTTTAACCAGCAGCACATTACCCTGGCGGGGTACGAAAAAGACACCCAGACGCCTGCCGACGAGTTGGCGGCAAGCCGTACCGCCCGCGCAGCGGTGTTTATCCGCAACGATCCGGCACGTCCCACGCAGACCGGTGAGCTGGTGGGTATGCTGCCTGCGCCGAAGGGGAAACGGTTCACGATGACCGAACAACAGACCCTGCTGTCTCATGGCGTGGCAACGGCGTATGTCGAAAGCGGGGTACTGCGCATTCAGCGTGATGTCACCACGTACAGGAAAAATGCTTACGGGGTTGCGGATAACAGCTACCTCGACAGCGAGACGCTGCATACCAGCGCGTATGTACTGCGCAAACTGAAATCCGTCATTACCAGTAAGTACGGGCGTCACAAGCTTGCCAGTGACGGTACCCGCTTTGGTCCCGGTCAGGCGATTGTCACCCCGGCGGTGATCAAAGGGGAACTGCTGGCAACCTACCGTCAGCTCGAGCGTGCGGGGATCGTGGAAAACTACGAACTGTTCAAGCAGTACCTGGTTGTGGAGCGTGATGCCAGCGATCCGAACCGCCTGAACACGCTGTTCCCGCCTGACTATGTTAACCAGTTGCGTGTCTTTGCCGTGGTTAACCAGTTCCGTCTTCAGTATTCAGAGGAGTCTGCATAATGGCTCGTATCGGGGGAACCTGTTATTTCAAAATTGACGGTCAGCAGCTATCGCTGACCGGTGGCATTGAGGTGCCCATGAACAGGACGGTCAATGATGACATCATCGGCCTGGACGGTTCAGTGGACCGCAAGGAAACTCACCGTGCGCCTTATGTCAAAGGGACCTTCAAGGTGCCGAAGAATTTTCCGGTGGGCAAAATCACCTCGTCTGATGAGATGACAATCACTGCCGAGCTGGCGAACGGTCAGGTCTATGTACTGTCGTCTGCCTGGCTGCACGGCGAAGCGAACCATAATGCCGAAGAAGGCACGGTTGATCTTGAGTTCCACGGTGAAGAAGGGGATTACCAGTAATGAAAGAGCTTGAGTTAAAGAAACCGATTACTGCTCATGGCGAGACACTCTCCGTACTGGAGTTTGATGAGCCCACCGGGAAGGATGTCCGCGAGCTGGGGTATCCCTACCAGATGAATCAGGATGAGTCCGTCAGACTTCTGGCGCATGTGGTGTCGAAATACATTGTGCGGCTGGCGAAAGTGCCGCAAAGCTCTGTCGACCAGATGTCTCCGGCAGACCTGAATGCAGCGGCGTGGCTTGTGGCCGGTTTTTTCCTCCAGGCCTGACGGCTGAATACCTCACTGATCGCTTCTTTGACTGCGCCAGCTACTGGCGCATTAATCCTTTCGAATTGCTGAATATGCCGATCAGTGAAATTCCCTTACTGGTCAGTCAGGCAAACAGGATAGAGCAGGAGAAACGCACACATGGCTGAATTTGAGCTTAAGGCGTTGATCACCGGTGTCGACAGGCTTTCTCCCGCGCTGTCGAAAATGCAAAAGAAAATCCGGGGATTTAAACGCCAGGCGGAAGAAGCGTCACAGGGTGGGCTGGCGCTTGGTGGCGGACTGGCAGCGGGTCTGACGCTTTCCCTGAAATCTTATGCCGATCAGGAAAACGCCGCCACCGGGCTGAAAGTCGCCATGATGGATGCGAACGGCGAGGTTGGAAAGAGCTTTCAGGACATCAATAAACTGGCTATTGGCCTGGGTAACCAGCTACCCGGTACAACGGCTGATTTCCAGAACATGATGCAGATGCTGGTGCGTCAGGGGATCCCGGCAGAAAACATTCTTGGCGGTGTGGGTAAAGCGACAGCTTATCTTGCGGTACAACTGAAAAAAACACCGGAAGCGGCTGCCGAGTTTGCCGCAAAGATGCAGGATGCTACCGGAACGGCGTCAGAAGACATGATGGGGCTGTTCGACACTATCCAGAAGGCGTTTTATCTGGGCGTTGACGATACCAACATGTTGTCCTTCTTCACTAAAACCAGCTCTGTTCTGAAGATGGTGAACAAGGACGGTCTTCAGGCTGCACAGAGCCTTGCCCCCATCAGCGTCATGATGGATCAGATGGGGATGAACGGGGAGTCGGCAGGTAACGCCCTGCGAAAAGTTATCCAGTCCGGATTAAGCGTTAAGAAAATCAGGGACGTCAATAAAATCATGGCCCGCCAGAAACTCGGGGTACAGCTCGATTTTACTGACGGCAAAGGGAGTTTTGGCGGTCTTGATAACATGTTCAGGCAACTGGCAAAGCTGCGACAACTGACCGACGTTAAACGAACTGGTGTACTTAAGGCAATATTTGGTGATGATGCCGAAACCCTTCAGGTGGTCAATGCACTAATCGATAAAGGAAAGGATGGCTACGATCAGATCCAGCAGAAGATGAATAAACAGGCCAGCCTGAATAAACGTGTTCAGGCACAGCTTGGTACGCTGTCCAACCTGTGGGAGGCAATGACAGGGACCGCAACTAACGGCCTTGCGGCTATTGGCGGTGCATTTTCTGGTGACGCTAAAAATATCACGCAATGGCTGGGGGAGTTGGGGGAGAAATTCACGAAGTTTGCGGATGAAAATCCCCGGGTTATTCGCGGCGTCGTCGGGCTTGCTGCCGGTCTTGCGATTCTGAAACTGGGATTGATGGGCGTTGGCGGTGCCATCAGTATTGTCAGCAGGATCATGTCGATGACGCCGATTGGCATGATTGCGACGGCGATAGCCCTGGCTGCGGGATTAATTATCACTAACTGGGATGTTGTCGGACCTTATTTTAAGAAACTCTGGGAAACCATTGGTCCTTATTTTGAGGCTGGCTGGGAACTCCTTAAGAAAGTTTTTGCCTGGTCGCCGCTGGGGATGGTGATCAATAACTGGGGGCCGGTTGTTAAGTGGTTTCAGGATATGTGGGACAAGCTGAAGCCAATTATTGAGTGGTTTACCGACAGTTCCGGTGACACGGTCGATGCCATTAACTCTGCGCAGTGGGGCGCGGGTGCTTATGATGCTTATGGGACGGGAATACCGGCGCGGGGATACACACCTTATCCGGCGGTGGATCTGGCTCAGTCAAACAACGCCTCCGATGCCACAGCCCCGAATCCCTTCATGATTAACAAAGCTTCTGCGCCAAAAGTTGATGGTGAGATCAAGGTCTCTTTTGTGAATTCGCCTCCGGGTATGCGGGTTATGGAAACACGTTCTAGTGACATTGATATTAATCACGATGTTGGGTACACCAGATTTAGGTAAAGACGAACAGGGAGGGCCGCCCCTCCCTGAACTTACTGTGCGAACACGCAATTTCGGCCTGATGGGGAGCCGACAATTCTGGACATTTTTTCGCAAATAACAGTTACCTGTTCTCCTTTTTTAAGAGCAGCAGCTGTTGATTTTTCAGAGTCTTGCATCTCCATTCTTGCTGGCATGAATTCATTTTCAGTTCTGAATTTAATAATTATAGAGTCAGTAAAGTCCTTATCAATGGATTGTACGATACCTCTAACGGCGATTAATTTACCTTTTAACTGTTCATCGGTAGCGACTTCATTTTCTTCATACTCTTTAAACAGCTGTCGAGCAGTAGTGTTGTAGATTTCTTTTTGCGGTGCCGCAGCTTCCGTATCGGATGAGTATGAAGAATTAGAGCCTTTATCGTTATTGCCTGCAAAATATCCAATAATCACCAACCCGATGAAAATATATAAAATCCATTTTAATAATTTCTTCATGTTATCACCTTAATGCTAATAATTTATATAGTTACAAATGGTAATGGCTACCACTACAAATTATGGCATTACCAGTAAATATTACTACTGATAATAAATATGGGACTTATATGACGTGGAAAGACAGACTTCAGGATGCGTCATTTCGCGGCGTGCCGTTTAAGGTTGAAGAAGAAAGTGCGGGAACCGGTCGTCGTGTGGAAACACATGAATACCCGAACCGCGACAAACCCTATACCGAAGACCTGGGGAAAATCACTTTCCGCCCGTCCATCACGGCTTATGTGGTGGGAGATGACTGCTTTGACCAGCGTGATCTCCTGATTGAAGCGCTGAATAAACCAGGTCCCGGCACGCTTGTCCACCCGACATACGGTGAGGTGAAAGTCTGTGTTGACGGGGAAGTCCGGGTCAGCACATCGAAGAGTGAAGGGCGTATTGTCCGCTTTGACCTGAAGTTTGTCGAAGCGGGAGAACTCTCTTACCCCACATCAGGCGTGGCGACGGCGCAGACGCTGATGTCATCCTGTTCTGCACTGGATGACTGCATCAGTGACAGCTTCAGCGGTTTCAGTATCGATGGCGTGGCGGATTTTGTGCAGAACGACGTTATCGGTAATGCCAGCACAATGCTTGGGTATGTTTCTGATGCGATGAAAGTGGTGGATTCTGCTGTATCGGATGCCGCCAGGCTGTTGCAGGGGGATATCTCGGTACTTCTGCCGCCGCCATCGTCAGGAAAAAATTTCGTTGAGCAGGTGCAGAAAATGTGGCGTACCGGTAAACGCCTTTATGGTAACGCCAGCGACCTGGTCACCATGATCAAAATGCTTTCTGGTGTCAGCCTCGGCAGCGATTTGCAACCGCGCGGCGTCTGGAAAACGGACAGTAAAACCACCGCCACAGCGACGCAGCAGCGTAACGTGGTTGCCAGCACTCTTCGTACGACTGCAATCAGCGAAGCAGCGTATGCCGTCACACGATTGCCTGCGCCAACAACTCCCGCGGTGATGCAGAATGCCGCAGTGGGGCAGTCAACAACACCCGCGCAGAGCACCGGCTGGCCTTCCGTCACGCATCCGGCACTGAACAATGCACCTGCGGTGAAAAACACGGTTGACCTGCCAACGTGGGAAGAACTGACCGACATTCGCGACACACTGAATACGGCAATTGATAAGGAGTTGTCCCGTACAACCAGTGATGCGCTGTTTCTGGCGCTGCGCCGGGTGAAAGCAGATCTGAATGCGGATATCAACACGCGCCTTGAACAGTCTGCGCGGATCATTCAGCGCACGCCGGATGAGGTTTTACCCGCGCTGGTGCTGGCGGCGACCTGGTTTGATAACGCGGCGCGTGACGTGGACCTTATCCGGCGTAATGCTATTACGCATCCCGGCTTTGTGCCGGTGATCCCTCTGAAGGTGCCAGTGCAATGAACGACAATGTCACGCTACGGGTAAATGGCCGGGAGTGGAATGGCTGGACATCGGTGCGCATCGGTGCCGGTATTGAACGGCTGGCACGGGATTTCAGTATGGAGATCACCCGCCAGTGGCCGGGAGATGAGGGTATCACCACGCTTCAGCCGCGTATTAAAAACGGTTCAAAAGTGGAAGTTCTGATTGGTGATGAGCTGGTGATCACCGGCTGGGTGGAGGCGACGCCCGTTCGTTACGATGCCCGTTCGGTCAGCACCGGTATTGCCGGACGCAGTCTGACCGCTGACCTGATTGACTGTGCAGCCGAACCGACACAGTTTAACGGACGATCGCTGGTACAGATTGCGCAGGCGCTTGCTGCGCCTTTCGGCATTGAGGTGGTGAACAACGGTGCGCCGTCGGGTGTTATTCCGGATGTCCAGCCTGATCACGGCGAAACGGTGATCGAGGTGATCAACAAAATACTCGGTCAGCAGCAGGCACTGGCTTACGACGACCCGCACGGCAGGCTGGTGATTGGCGGTATTGGCTCAACGCGGGCACATACCGCGCTGGTACTTGGGGAAAACATCCTTTCCTGTGATACGGAGAAGAGTATCCGGGAGCGGTTTTCAGTTTACCAGGTGGCGGGGCAGCGTGCCGGAAATGACGATGATTTCGGTGAGGCCACCACCACCGCGCTGCGGGCCCGCACAGAAGACGCATTTATTGCCCGTTACCGTCCGATGTATATCAGGCAGACAGGGCAGGCTACGGGGGCAGGCTGTATTGCCCGTGCGGACTTTGAAGCCCGGCAACGGGCGGCGCGGACGGATGAAACCACCTATGTGGTGCAGGGCTGGCGACAGGGTAACGGTACGCTGTGGCAGCCCAACCAGCGGGTGATTGTCTTCGATCCGGTCTGTGGTTTCGACAATACCGAACTGCTTGTCTCGGAAGTCACGTTTACTCAGGACCAGAACGGCACCCTGACGGAAATCCGTGTCGGCCCACCTGATGCTTATCTGCCTGAACCCGAAGCCCCCGGCGCGCGGAAAAAGAAAAAAGCCAGAGTACAGGAGGACCCGTTCTGATGAGGACGATTGAAGCCATGCAGCGACAACTCCTCGGCCTGATTGGGCGGGCCGTGGTGAAAAGCATCAGTGCCGCCACGAAATGTCAGACCGTGGATGTGTCCCTGATTGCCGGTGAACCCAAAGCCGGGGTTGAACATCTTGAACCCTACGGTTTTACCGCAAGGGCAAACAGCGGTGCGGAAGCGGTGGTGTTGTTTCCGGATGGCGATCGTTCTCATGCGGTGGTTGTTACGGTGTCGGACCGGCGCTACCGCCTGAAAGGGCTGCAGACGGGTGAGGTGGCTGTCTATGACGATCAGGGGCAGTCCGTGACGCTGACCCGGGAGGGGATCGTGGTGGACGGTGCAGGTAAAACGATCACGTTTCGCAATGCACCTGAAGCACGTTTTGAAATGGACCTTGAAGTGACCGGACAGGTGAAAGACCTGTGCGACTCCGGCGGCACCACCATGTCAGCGATGCGGCTTGCCTATAACGGGCATCGTCACAGAGAGAACGGTCAGGGCAGTAACACCGACAAACCTGATAAAGCGATGGAGGCATGATGGAACTGTGGCTGACGGTGAACGGTAAACGCACCTGCGCCAGCGCACCGCTGGATCCGCTGACCCGCGCCGTGGTGATTTCCCTGTTTACCTGGCGGCGGGCGGAGCCTGATGACAATGCCGACGTCCCGATGGGATGGTGGGGGGATACCTGGCCTACGGTACAGAATGACCGTTACGGCTCCCGACTGTGGCTGCTTCAGCGCAGCAAACTGACCAATCAACTGGTGCAGACGGTAAGGGGGTATATCCGCGAATGCCTGCAATGGATGATTGATGACGGCGTGGTGTCCCGCATTGATCTGGATATCCGCCGCACCGGGATTAATGAACTGGGTAACAGTATCACTCTCTGGCGTCGTGACGGACCGGTAATGATTTCTTTTGATGATCTGTGGAGTGCGATAACGCATGGCGGACAGTGAATTTCAGCGCCCGACGCTGGCAGAAAATATCAGTATGCTCCGTAACGATTTATTCGCCAGGCTGGACGTCAGCGACACGCTCCGGCGCATGGATGAAGACGTGCGGGCAAAGGTGTATGCGGCGGCGCTGCATACGGTTTACGGGTACATCGATTATCTGGCAATGAACATGCTGCCTGACCTGTGCGATGAGTTCTGGCTGGCGCGACATGCTGCGATGAAACGGTGTCCGCGCAAGGGAGCCACGGTTGCCAGCGGGTATATGCGCTGGGAAGGTGTCAGCGATGGCCTGAAGGTGACTGCCGGGAGTGTTATTCAGCGCGATGACCTGGTGCAGTACACGACAACTGACGATGCAATCAGCTCCGGTGGTGTCCTGCGCGTGCCGATCGCCTGCTCAAGTGCAGGTGCGGTCGGTAACGCTGACGACGGTACGACATTAATCCTGGTCACGCCGGTGAATGGTCTGCCGTCTTCCGGTGTGGCTGACACCCTGACAGGCGGATTTGATACTGAAGAGCTGGAAACTTGGCGCGCCCGCGTCATTGAGCGGTATTACTGGACGCCGCAGGGCGGGGCTGACGGGGACTATGTCGTCTGGGCTAAAGAAGTGCCTGGCATTACCCGCGCATGGACATACCGACACTGGATGGGAACGGGGACTGTCGGTGTGATGATTGCCAGCAGTGACCTGATTAATCCCATTCCGGAAGAATCAACGGAAACGGCGGCAAGACAACATATCGGGCCACTGGCCCCGGTGGCAGGCTCTGATTTGTATGTGTTCAGGCCGGTGGCACATACGGTGGATTTTCATATCCGTGTGACGCCGGACACACCGGAAATACGGGCTGCCATCACCGCGGAGTTGCGTTCGTTCCTGCTGCGTGATGGTTATCCGCAGGGAGAACTGAAGGTGTCACGTATTAGTGAAGCGATTTCCGGTGCGAACGGGGAATACAGCCATCAGTTGCTTGCACCGGCGGACAATATCACCATTGCGAAAAATGAACTGGCGGTTCTGGGGGCGATTTCATGGACGTGACAAACGATGATTACATCCGTCTGTTGTCAGCACTGTTGCCGCCCGGTCCGGCGTGGTCAGCCAGCGATCCGGCGATTGCCGGTGCGGCACCGTCATTAACCCGCGTTCATCAGCGTGCGGATGCCCTGATGCGGGAGCTGGATCCGCGCACCACCACCGAACTGATAAATCGCTGGGAGCGTCTGTGCGGCCTGCCGGATGAATGTATTCCCGCAGGGACACAGACCCTTCGCCAGCGTCAGCAACGACTGGATGCGAAGGTTAACCTGGCGGGCGGCATCAATGAGGATTTTTACCTTGCACAGCTTGCTGCCCTGGGCAGACCAGACGCTACCATCACGCGATACGACAAAAGCACGTTCACCTGCTCATCTGCCTGTACTGACGCGGTGAATGCGCCGGAATGGCGGTATTACTGGCGGGTCAACATGCCAGCCGCCACCAACACCACCTGGATGACATGTGGCGATCCCTGTGATTCCGCACTGCGTATCTGGGGGGACACCGTTGTCGAGTGCGTGCTTAACAAACTCTGCCCGTCGCATACCTACGTAATTTTTAAATATCCGGAGTAATTCATGCATCGTATAGACACGAAAACCGCGCAGAAGGATAAGTTCGGCGCGGGTAAGAACGGTTTTACCCGTGGTAACCCCCAGACCGGCACACCTGCCACCGATCTGGATGATGACTACTTTGACATGTTGCAGGAGGAACTTTGCAGTGTTGTGGAGGCATCCGGTGCCAGTCTGGAGAAGGGGCGGCACGATCAGTTGCTTACCGCACTTCGCGCGCTGCTGTTAAGCCGCAAGAATCCGTTTGGCGATATCAAATCGGACGGCACGGTGAAAACGGCTCTCGAAAACCTTGGTTTGGGAGATACAAGCGGATACGTGGGACGCTGGGTGAATACCCGGGTTTTCACGTCATCAGGTACGTACACCCCGACGCCAGGAACAAAACGGATCAGGGTCACAATAACGGGCGGCGGTGGCGGAGGGGGCGGCTGCAAGGCTATATCCAATAATGAAACGTTTTTCGGTGCTGGCGGTGGGGCCGGTGGAACAATAATTTCAATAATGACCCCGACACAGAATAGTTATCCAGTCACTATCGGCGCAGGTGGGGCCGGTGGTGTTAGTGCGACGTACGGCATCAATGGCGGTAATAGCTTATTCGCATCGTTAATTGCTCCTGGTGGCGCAGGCGGCGGAAAGTCAGGAGTCACAAACACAAACGGTGGTAACGGAGGTGTGCCGAGTACTGGCGGTATCAACATCATTGGTGGAAATGGAGGCGACGGTCAGTCCGGAAATATCGGCGTCAGCGGTGAAGGCGGAACATCGTACTGGGGGGGCGGTGGACGCGCAGGCGCTGGCGGTGGTGTTAGTGGTAAGGCATATGGTTCAGGTGGCGGTGGCGCATACGATGCCGGCTATAGCGGAACCAGTATGACAGGCGGGAAAGGTGCTGCTGGGATTTGTATTATCGAGGAGTTTGCATAATGAATGCGTCATATGCAGTTATTGAAAATGGGATGGTTGTGAATGTCATTGTCTGGGATGGCGAGGCTGAATTCACAGTGCCGGATAATCAGCAGCTCATTGATATTTCTGATATCAGTGAGCATCCCGGAATCGGCTGGGGGTATTCAGACGGGGTATTTACTGCGCCGCTCCCTCCGGAACGTTCTCATGATGAACTGGTAGCTGACGCTGAACAGAAAAAACAGTCGCTGATAGACGCAGCAATGGCCAATATCAGCGTGATTCAGTTAAAGCTGCAGGCCGGGCGCAAACTGACGCAAGAAGAAACTACCAGACTTAACGTTGTGCTGGATTATATCGAGGCTGTGACGGCAACAGATACCAGCATTGCACCGGATATTGAGTGGCCGGATGAACCGTGCTTCGCTGAATAAAATCTGTTGAGGAGAAGCGGTTTAATTGTAACTCAATTCTTTTTGTGTAATAAAAGTAGGATAAAACTGTGACACATAAAGCCTCGCAATGGTTTGCAAGGCTTTGAACGCTTCTATATTGAGGATGTGACGCGGTTTCGTTTATTTCCATTCTATATATTGATGTCGATTTTTATGAATATAGAGCATACGGATAAACTGCAGTGTGATTAGAGTCAAAGTAATAGTTGTTGACTCTAATCATTGCAAAGTGACTTTACTTAATGAAATTTATCTCGGATGAATTGTTGCGATGGCTTTTCAATGAATATATATGACATATAGCTAATTGCCATTAATGTAAGCATGAATAAAATGAATACCTTGGGGCTGTAAAAAAGATCGCGTCCATAGCCAATCTTGTCAGCTAAATAAACAACAATGATTTGCAAAGGAAAATGTAAAAGATAAGATGAATAACTGATATCACCCAACCATTCAATTTTCTTCCCAAAATCGTTTCGTATTGCGCTAATTGATACAAGGAAAAAGATTATGGAGGTAAATCCGAATAAGATAATTGAGAATATATCTGCTACTTGCAGGGTAAAGATAACTCCCCATGAGATCAATAGAAAAACACAAGCAAAAATAATTTTGCGCTAATATTTTTTATGACCGCAATCGTAATTTTATAGGTCAGACCACCAATAAAGAAAGAGAATGCGCCGATCATTATGGGATTGTTAATTTTGAAAAAGTAGTACGACAATGCAACTATTAAAATTGATATGAATGTTGTTTTTGATGTGAACTTGCATAATATAAAAAATATCATGTACATAAGTACTTCAATCGACACGGACCATGTCGGGGCGTTGAAGGACCAACCTCGCTCAAATCCCCATGATTGAATCATCAATAAATTCAGAATGGCATGGTAAATGTCATTCATAGGATAAACAAAAAAATAATTATGACTTTTAAAGAAAATAATTTGTAATATTGCCACGACAGCAAATGTAAATATATAAAGTGGATATAATCTACTGACACGGTTAACTATAAAAGTTTTTGCTGAGGTTTTATTGCTGTGTATATTGTCAGCGTATAGATAAAAAAATATGAATCCAGAAATCATAAAAAACAATTCGACAGCATATAAACCGTAATGATAAAAAACGGAAAAAAATTCATAAAAAGGTTGGCGGTTTATGATTATGTCAGATGCAGCATTCTTTTTCATAAAAAAATGTTGCCAATGCCATAACACAACGGAAAGTGCGGCAAATCCTCTCAGAACATCCAGGGTATATATTCTCTTCCCAAAAAAATTCGTCAC